AAGTTCTCTTGATGACTCAAGATGAATTTTATTATTGGATAGCTTACTTTAAAGTGAAGGCAGATAAAGAGAAACTACATGGCAGATCAGCAACTAAACATAAAACTTAATGCAATAGATAATGCTTCAAAAGCACTTACAGATGTAAAAAATAATATCAAAGGCATAGGAACTACCACAGATAATGTTGCAGGAAGTTTTTTTACACTTAAAAATGCAATATTAGCATTTGCCACAGGTGCAACTATAAATGGTGTAATAAACCAGACTAAAAAATTCCAAGATTTACAAACTACTTTATCAAGAGTGACTGGTTCTGTTGAAAATGGAACACAAGTATTAAATTATTTAATTGATTCAACAAAACGATCTACTTTTACAGTTCAAGATTTAGCTAACGCATATATTACATTATCTACTGCTGGAATAGCACCAACTGAAAGAATTTTAAAAATATTTACAGATACTGCTTCTGCATCAACAGATCAATTAGATACACTAAATGATTTAACAAGATTGTTTGCTAAAGGAGTTCAAGGTGGATTAGGAATACAAGCTTTAACTCAATTAGTATCAAAAGGAATACCTGCATTTGGAATATTAGAAAAAGAATTAGGATTATCAAAAGATGGTATTGAAAAATTTGCAGAAACTACAAGAGGTGCTAACAAAATATTAGATGCTTTATTGAATGGTTTAGAAAAATCATTTTCAGGTGCAACAGAAGCAAGAGCAAACAATTTATCAGTTGCATTATCAAGAATTGGTAAAGAAGCAGATTTAGCATTATTAAATTTAGGAAAGAATGGTCTTACACAGGGAGTTAATGATTTAGCAGATGCCTTTGCTACACTAAACAAAGAGGGAGAACCACTATTAAAATTTTTTGGTGGTTTATCAGAATTTGCACTTACAACAGCTAGTGGTGCTTTATTATTCTTTAATAATATTCTTAAAGATTTACGAAAAGAATTTAATCAATTTGCAAATGAATATACTAAACTTTATAATAAAATAACTGGCAAAAGAATACCATTAAATGTTGAGGGAATGACAACTTCTCCAACTGAAATAACAGGTGTATCAACAGGATTGCCAAAAACAGAAAAAGCAGTAACACCAATACTTGATCTTGAATTAGTTTTAAAAAGAGTAATTGAAGATAATCAAAATAAAATTGACAGAATAAATGATTCATTTTCAACAACAGCAGGTTTAACAAAAACAATAACAGAATCTCTCAATGCAGGTATAGGAGACTTTTCACAGAAGTTAGCTGAATCAATAGTTCTTGGTAAACAATTACAAGATGTTTTTAGAAACTTGGCACAAAGTTTATTAGTATCAATTTTAAAACAAGCTATTGAATTAATAGCTAGAGAAACATTAAATTATTTTTGGAAACAATTACAAACAACAGAATTATTTAAACAACTTGCTCTTGAAAAACAAATAACAGCAGAAAAAATAGCACAAGCATCTGTATCATCATCTTCTGGTGGTGGTGGTTTTTTTGGTTCTTTATTAAAAATAGGTTCAAGTTTCTTTGGTGGTAGTGGTGGCGGTGTAGATGTTCCTTATGGTGCAGAAGGTGGTTCTATGACTGGTGGTAATCCTTATATGGTTGGTGAACGTGGTAGAGAATTATTTATTCCTTCTACAAATGGAACTCTTATACCAAACCATGATTTAACAAATATGGGAACTAATATAACATTTAATATTCAAGCAAATGATGTTAGAGGTATTAGAGAATTATTAATTGATAATAGAGCAACTATAATTAACTTAGTTAATCAAGGTGCTAATGCGAAAGGTAAATCAAACGTAGTATGAGTGGAACATTCCCATCAAGTCCAGCACCAAGTTCAGTAGCTATTTCATCTAATCAAAATACTATTGTTACAACAACAGCTTCTGGTAGACGACAAGCAAGACAAATAGATGCACAGAAATTTAGATTAAGACTTAGATTCCCTGTTATGACAAGAACTGAGTTTGCACCTATTAATGCTTTCATATTAAAACAAAGATCACAAATGGAATCTTTCCAATATTCTCCACCAACTATATCTACATCATTAGGAGTTGCTTCAGGAGTTATTAGAGTTAATGGTGCTATAAGTGCAGGAGTTACTTCAGTTGCAATAGATGGAATGGCAAATAGCACATCAGGTATATTTAAAGCTGGTGATTATTTTAGATTTACTGGTCAAAACAAAGTTTATATGTGCGTTGCAGATGTAAGTTCTAATGGTTCTGGTCAAGGAACATTAACATTTGAACCACCATTAAGAACTGCTGTTGCTGACAATGCAATACTTATTTATTCTAACGTAGATTTTACAGTTGGATTAACTGGAGATATTCAAGAGTTTAATATTAGCACAGAAAACTATTTCCAATACGAAGTTGATCTTATAGAGGTATTATAATGACTAGATCATTAACTGCTGGTGTCATAGCAGAATTAGCTACAAACAAATTAAATCCAGTTGAACTTATTTATTTAGGTATAGGTTCAGGAACATATTACACAGATCATTTTGCTAATTTAACCTTCAATGGAAATACATATATATCTTCATCATTATTCTTAGGAAGTTCTGAAGTTCAAGAGACTGCTGACGTATCTGTAAACAATCTTACATTAAAATTTTCAGGTGCAGATACAACAATCATAAGTCTTTTATTAAACAATGATTACATGAATAAACCTGCAAATCTTTATAGAGGTTTCTTAGATGATAGTGGTGCTTTAATATCTGACCCATTTTTATTATTTGAAGGTAGAATAGCTAACTTCTCATTAGAAGAAAACGCAACTACATCATCAATCAATGTTATTATAGCTTCGCATTGGGCAGATTTTGAAAAAGTACAAGGAAGAAGAACATCTGAAAACTCTCAAAAGTTATTATTCTCAACTGACAAAGGCATGGAGTTTGCAAGTCAAACATCACAGAAGATTAAATGGGGTGTGGCTTAATGAACGACTTATATAGAGCAGTTCATATATTTAGACAGATGCCAAGATATGATAAATATACTTATGCACAAATAGCAGGAATGGTTTTACCACCACTTAACTTAGATCAATACCAAATACATAAAGTTGGAAAAGAAGATGTTGGATTTACAAGTTGGGCTTATATGAATGATATAGTTCAACAAAGATATAAAGTTAGTGGGAGATTAAAAGACAATGAATGGAATTGTGGAAAGAATATTTGGGTTATGTCTTTTGTTGCAAAAAGTCATACAAGAGAAATAATGAGTTGGGTTAAAGAATATTTCAAACCAAAACTTGAAGTTAATGAATGTATTAAATGGATTAGAATGTCAGAAGATAATCATATTTATAGAACATCAGAAAAATATAAAAGAGGATTTCACGCATAATGCCAGAAGCAGTAGTAACAGCGATTATAACAACCATAATAACAACAGCGATAAGTTATTTAATTGCACCAAAACCTAAAGCACCAAGACAATCATCTAATGATGAAGTTAAAGGTATTTTAGTAAACAAAGATGCAAACAACAATCCAATACCTGTTGTGTATGGTCAAAGACAAGTTGGACTTACAAGAGTTTATGTTGAAAGTTCTGGTGTTGATAATCAATATCTTTATATCGCTGGAGTTCTTTGCGAAGGTGGTGGTGCAGGAATTGAAAGTATAGATGAGATTTATGTTGATGACAAACTAGTAACTTGGAGTGGTGCATTAACTGATGGAACATTAAGAACAGTAAATAGTTCAGATACTAATTTTTATAAAGATGGTAGTCTAATATCAGTTCAAGCATTTTATGGTTTAGATAATCAATCTGCATCTTCATTATTACAAGAACAAGCTAATTGGACTACTAATCATAAATTATCTGGTCTTGCTTATTTAGCTATCCGTTTAAAATGGAATCAAGATGCTTTTAGTGGAATACCTGAAATTAGAGTTACATTAAAAGGTAAAAAGATATACGACCCAAGATTAGATTCTACTAAAGGTGGTTCAGGTTCACATAGACAAGATACAGCTTCTACTTGGGCTTACTCTAAAAACTCATCTTTAATTCTTTTAGACTATTTAAGAAATGCTAGATACGGAAAAGGTTTACCAAACTCAGCATTTGAAACTAATTACGATTCATTTAAAACTTCTGCAAATACCTGCGAAACTCAAGTAACTCCTTACACAAGTGGTGCTTCAATTAATCTATTTGAAACACACGCAGTATTAGATAGTGAGAAAAAAGTAATTGATAACGTAAGAGAATTACTTGTACCTATGAGAGCAATCTTTAATTACACTCAGGGTAAATATAAAGTTATTATTGAAGGTACTGGTTCATCACAGTTATTACTAACTAAAGATAATGTTGTAAGCGAAGTTAAATTACAAGGAGAAAACAAATCTGAGAAATATAATAGAGTTGTAGGAACATTTACAAACCCTTCTAAAGATTATCAATCAGATACAGTTTCATATCCACCTTATGATGATTCTGCATTAGCAGTAGAAGATCGTTTTGCAACAATGTTATCTGCTGATAACGATACTTTACTTGAAAGAAGTTTTGATATGATTCACGTTACATCACCTTATCAAGCTGAAGAAATTTGCGAGAACATATTAAAGAGATCAAGAAATTGTTTAAAGGCAGAAGTAACTATTACTTCAGAAGGATTAAACTTAGCTATTGGAGATATAGTAACAGCAACTTATGATACAGCAGGTTTTAGTGAAAAACCATTTAGAGTTATGTCATTATCTATTAATGCTGACAGCACAGTTAATCTTGGCTTAGAAGAACATCAAGATAACTTTTATACTTGGGAATCAAAATCACAAGTAGGAACAATAGCTGATACTGTATTACCAAATCCATTCTCAGTATCTGCACCAGCTTCAGTTACTTTAGATGACCAGCTTATTCAGTATTCAGATGGAGTTGTTATTACTGCATTAGATGTAACTATTGGTGCTTCTCCTGATAGTTTTGTTGATTACTACCAAGTTGAATACAAATTAAGCACAGATACTGATTACATTATTGCTGGACAAGGAAAAGGATTAAGTCAAAGAATATTAAACGTAATAGATGGAGATACGTATAATGTAAGAGTAAAAGCATTTAATACTTTAGGAGTTGGTTCTACATATACTTCTGCATCAAGAATTATTGTTGGTGGAACTTTGCCACCAGAAGATGTTACTAACTTTGCTTGTAATATAATTGGTGGAGACGCACATTTATCTTGGACACAAATTGGAGATTTAGATTTAGCATATTACACAATTAGATATTCAACATTAACTACTGGTGCTGAATGGGCTAACTCAGTTTCTTTAGTTGAAAAGGTTGCAAGACCAGCAACATCAGTAACAGTTCCAGCTAGAGTTGGTTCATATTTAATTAAAGCAGTAGATAAAAATGGTAACTATTCTGTTAACGAATCTATTATAGCAACTACAGTTACAACAGTTGGAAATTACAATGCAATAGCAACATCAACACAATCACCTACATTTTCAGGAACTAAAACTAATGTATATGTAGATGAGAATGGATATTTAAGATTAGATTCATCAGAACTATTTGATTCAGCAATAGGATTATTTGATTCTGCAACAGCAACATTTTTTGAAGAAGGAGTTACAACTTATGACTTATATTCTACTGGAAGTTATTTATTCACATCACCAATAGATTTAGGTGCAACATACACATCAAGAGTTACTGCAAATATTACACAAGGTTCTGACAACATAGATAATCTATTTGATAGTGAAACAGTATTTTTTGATGATGCACCATCTAACTTTGATGGAGATACACCAGCTAACTGTACTGCATTTCTACAAATAGCCACATCTGCTGACAATATAACTTATACAGCATTTAGAAACTTTGTTATTGGAGATTACTCAGGAAGATATTTAAAATTCAAACTTGTATTAACTTCTGATGATCTAGCTTCTACACCAGTTATAAAAGCACTATCAGTTTCTGTTGATATGCCAGATAGAATATTTAGTGGAAATGATATTGTTTCAGGAACAGGAACTTACGCAGTTACATTCTCTTTACCTTTTTATTCTTCAAGTTATGCAGTAGGAATAACAGCACAAGGATTAAGCACAGGAGATTACTTTACAATTTCAAGTAAAACTGTTAATGGTTTCAATGTTGCATTTAAAAACAGTAGCAACACAGGAGTTAGTAAGACTTTTGATTACTTAGCTAAAGGATATTAGATAGAATATGAGTCAGCACGATTATAACATAGCAAATCAATCATTCCCTTCATTCAGAAGTGATCTTAATAACGCACTATCAGCAATTCAAACAACTAATTCAGGAACATCATTACCAACTGGTGCTGTAGCTGGTCAAATGTGGTTAGATACAACTAACGCAACAAACCCTACTTTAAAATTTTATGATGGTGCTGATTCAATATCTCTTGCAACAATTAACTACACAGCTAACACAGTTGATTGGTTAGATTCTTCAGTTTCAATAACTGGTCTTTCAACTTCTGCAACTGGTACAGTTTTAACTCTTTCAGATTCAGCGACAACATCAACAGTAAATTTAATTATAGATAATGACAAAGAGATTCGTTTTAGAGAAGCAACAGCTAATGGAACTAATTATGTTTCTTTATCTGCACCAACTACATTATCTGCTGACTTAGCTTTAACACTTCCTTCTGCTGATGGAACTTCTGGTCAATTCTTATCTACTAATGGTTCAGGTATATTATCTTTTGCTTCTGGTGGAGTAACTGGAGTATCTACTTCTGCAACTGGAACAGTATTAACATTATCTGATTCAAATATATTATTTGGTAAAGGTGGATATTTTGCTGAAGCAACATTAACTGATGGTGCAACAGTAACTTGGAACGCATCTACTCAACAAGTTTGTAAATTAACTTTAGGTGGAAACAGAACTATATCTGCACCTACAAATGGTGCTACTGGACAATTTATTTCTATTGCTGTAATTCAAGATGCTACTGGTTCAAGAACTTTAACTTGGAACAGTGCTTATGAATTTACTGGCGATACTGCACCAACACTAACTACAACTGTATCTAAAGCTGATGTATTTGTATTTAGATATAATGGAACAGTATGGCATGAAATGGGTAGAAATTTAAACTTATCAATAACTTAATATGTACGCACTTGTAATTAATAATAAAATAGAAAAAGTATTCTCTAACCCAGAACCTTTTACTTTAAACGACAATCAATATCCTGCACAAATATTTACTCTTTGGACAACTGAAGAAAAACAAGCAATCGGTATCTATGAAATTGAAACAGATTCTTCTAAGTTTAAAAATGAATCTTATTACAATAATACTAATGAGATATTTGAATTTAAAAATGGTAAAGCAATTAGAAAATGGGGAACTGCAACTCCTAAACAATTAGAAGATGTTAATGCTGTAGATCAAAATGGTGATGCTATTATACAAGATGGAAAACAAGTAGTAACTAAAGGTTTAAAATCTCAAAAGATTTCTATATCTAAACAACAAACTGCTGGACTATTACAATCAACTGATTGGTATGTAACTAGAAAATCAGATACTGGAACTGCAATACCACAAGAGATACAAGATTTTAGAAATGAAGTAAGAGAAGTTAGCAATCAACAAGAAACACAAATAAATGTTTGTACTACTGTGGAACAACTGAAGGCATTGTATGAGTATGTAAATACAGGCACAGAGCAATCTCCAATCTATACTAGAACATTAGCAGAATTTCCAAGAGGTATCTAAATGGCATTTCTTGTATTAGGTGCTAATTCTGTAAGTGGATATACAGTTAAAAATTCATTAAGATTTAATTCTGGTAGTTCAGATTTTTTAAATAGAACTCCTTCCAGTACAACAAATAGACAAATATTTACTATTTCAGTTTGGTTAAAAAGAAGTTCATTAGGTTTGTCACAAATATTATGTAATATTCAAAGTGATAATGATGTTTTTTTTACACAGTTTTCAGGAAATAATACAATACAGTTTGGTGCAAATTCAGGTGGAGTGTCACAGACACTTTTAGAAACTTCTGCTGTTTATAGAGATGTATCAGCTTGGTATCATGTTGTATTTTCAGTAGATACAACACAAGCAACTTCTTCTAATAGAATGAAACTTTATATTAATGGTTCTCAAGTAACTGCATTTGGAACTGCTAATTACCCTACTCAAAATGCAAATTTACATTATAATGTGACACAACCAGTTAGAATAGGAAATTACAATACTAGCCAATTTTTTGGTGGATATATGTCAGAAATTTATTCAATAGATGGTCAAGCATTAACACCATCATCATTCGGCGAAACAGACACAGACACAGGAATATGGATTCCAAAAGCATACACTGGTACTTATGGAACTAATGGCTTCTATCTTAAATTTGCTAACTCAGCATCTCTTGGAACAGATTCTTCAGGAAACGGAAACACATTCACAGTAAACAATTTAACTTCTATTGACCAGACTACTGATACACCTACTAATAACTTTGCTACAATGAATCCGTTAAATGTAAATCCTAGTGCAACAGCTACTTTTTCAAATGGAAATAATGAAGTATCTATTAATGCTACTGACGTTTCTATTCCATCAACAATTGGTATTAATAAAGGAAAATGGTATTGGGAAGTAAAATGGACTGCTGATGGTACTTTTGATAGGTTTGGAATTATGCCAGATGACGCAATTCAAACAGTAGCACCTCACGTAAGTGGAATTGGTTGGAATAGATTAAGCACTACTAATGGAATGTATATATTAAATAGTGTTGCTTCTGGTTCTTGGGGTTCTGCATTTACAGTTGGCGATATTATTAATTTTGCATTAGATTGTGATAACACAGCATTATATATTGGACAAAATGGTACTTGGAGAAATTCAGGAGTTCCAACAAGTGGTTCATCAAAAACTGGTGGTGTTGACTATTCTTCTACATCATTAAATGGAAAATATTTATTTCCAGCTTTTGGTAAAGGTGGTGCAGGAACAACAACTTTGCAAACAAACTTCGGCAACCCACCATACGCAGGTGGAAGTTTTACTGATGGTGCTGGGAGAGGAAATTTTTCGTATGCTGTTCCCAGTGGCTATTTTTCACTCTGCACAGCAAATTTAAGTTTATATGGTTAATCAAATGGAAACAATAAACAATAAATATAAAGTTTGGCATGACAATATAATAACAAAAGCCAAAAGCAGAACATTAACTTGCTATCAAGAAAAGCATCACATACTACCTAAATGTCTTGGTGGTTCAAACAATGAAGATAACTTAGTAAGATTAACAGCTAAAGAGCATTTCATAGTACATATGTTATTATGCAAGTTTACTGAGGAATTGGCTAAACAAAAGATGTATTATGCTTTTAATTCTTTTAATGGAATGAAAAGTAAAAGAAAACTTAAACTTCATTCTAGGATTGCACAAAAATTAAGAGAAGAATACGCAATATATTTTAAAGCTAATAATCCTTCTTTTAGAGAAGATGTTAAAATAAAAATAGGATTGGCACACAAAGGAAAAAAAACTATTAGTCCAAAGTATTGGACAGGCAAAAAACTTAGTGATGCACATAAAGAAAATATTAGATTAGGTGGAATAGGAAAGAATAAAGGAAAAGAATATTACTGGGTTAAGAATGAAAAATCTAATAAATTAATTAAAAGAAATGAATTAAATCAGTATTTGAATTTAGGTTATAAACAAGGTAGATTAAACAATTATGTAACTGATGAATTTTTAAGAGTTCAATCAGAAAAACGAACAGCATATTGGAATAGAAAAAAAGCACATGCCATTTAGCACAATAGATTCTCCTAATAAACATTTTGATACTACAACATATACTGCAAATGGTGGTTCACAAACCATAACAAATAGTGGTTCAATGCAACCTGATTTTTTTTGGGGAAAAGTTCGTAGTACAACAAGTAATAATATTCTTATTAATTCAATAGTTGGTGTTTCAAAATATTTATATTCTAATACTACTGCATCTGAAGTTACTGACGCAAACTATTTTACAAGTTTTAACTCAAATGGATTTTCTGTTGGTTCTAATAATTATTCTAATGGAACAACAATGGTTGCGTGGCAGTGGAAAGCAAATGGTGCTGGTGTATCAAATACTGCGGGAACTATAACAAGCACAGTATCAGCTAATACAACAAGTGGATTTAGTATTGTAAGTTATACTGGAACTGGTGCTAATGCAACTGTTGGTCATGGATTAGGGGTTGCACCAAAAATGGTTATTGTAAAATCTAGAAGTAATGCAACTGATTGGATTGTTGGAAATACAAACATAGGTTGGACAAAGTTATTAAGATTAAACACTACTGCCGCTCAGGAAACTAATAATTATTTTAATGATACAGCACCAACATCTTCTGTATTTTCTATTGGAACAACTGTAAATGTAAATGGTTCTGGTTATACTTATGTTGCCTACTGCTTTGCTGATGTAAAAGGATATTCTAAATTTGGTTCTTACACAGGTAATGGTGCTTTAGGAAATGGTACTTTCACATATCTAGGATTCAAACCAGCTTTTGTAATGATAAAAGAAACAAGTGGAATTGATGGTTGGGGAATGTTTGATAATAAAAGAGTTCCATACAACTATGTTAATACTCATGTTCAAGCACAATCAACAAGTGCTGACATTACAAATACAGCAGATGCAGTTGATTTTTTAAGTAACGGATTTAAAGTTGCTACAGGTACATCTAGTGCTAATTTTATAAATGAATCTGGTGCTTCATATATCTACATGGCATTTGCTGAAAATCCTTTTGTAAGTTCTAAAGGCATACCAACTACTGCAAGATGATCTGGTTTATTTTAGGCACAGTTCTTGGATTGTATTTGGAATGGAAGTATGAAATCGCCAAATACATTATTGAATCTGTAAAAGAACATCTTAATATTAAGTAGTCTTGATTTTTGTTGCAACGCAACATATATATATTAAAAAATAATAGGAGAAAAAATGTTTACATTTAAACTACCGACATACGAAGAACTAAAACAAAACTACGAAACATATTTAAAAGATGTTCAGAAGTTTTACAAAGACTTCTATTCGGACATACAAAAGACTTTTAATAAATAACTTTATCTAAACTTAATTGTCTGATAAAAGGACTGCACAATATTTAATGTGCATTTATAGATTAGCTGATGGCAGTTGTTGTCTTTTGAAGTCTTGCAAATGTACTAATAAAGACAATGACAAAAAAATTAGACGAATTACAATCTCTTACATTTAAAGGGCATATCACAGGAATTAAAAGAGAAATAAAAATACTAGGTTGTTCAGTTTATAAGCTGGAGAAAAAAGTAGAATCTTTATTTTGGTCTATTCTTTGTGGTCTTGGTGCTTTATCGTTAGCTTTGATTACTATTTTCTTAGCTAAGTAGCTATTGCACAAAACTGCAAATACAACTAACAGTTAGTTATGAATAAAAGAATCTTAGTCATATCAGATTTACACATTCCATATCATAGAGAAGATTCATTTGAGTTCCTAAAAGAAATTAAAAAAGAATACAAACCAGATACGATTGTAAACATAGGTGATGAAATAGATTGCCACGCATTATCATTCCACGATCATAACCCTGATCTTGCTTCTGCTGGACATGAACTTGTAAGAGCAAAAGATTTTATAAAAGAATTAGAATCAATATTTCCTGAAATGACTTTGTTAGACTCAAATCATTCTAGCTTAGTTTATCGTAGAGCAATTAAATCAGGAATCCCTAGAGGTTACCTAAAAGAATACAACGAGTTTTTAAATGTTAAAAAATGGAACTGGGTAGATAATTTAACTCTTACACTTCCTAATAAACAAAGATGTTTCTTTACTCATGGAATATCTGCTGATGTAACTAAAGTATCTCAAATCAATGGAATGAGTTGTGTTCAGGGACACTTCCATTCTAAATTTAAAATAGAATACTGGGCTAACCCTGATGCACTATTCTTTGCTATGCAAGTGGGTTGTTTAATTCAACAAACTAATATGGCTTTCCAATATTCTAAAAACTTTAAAACAAAATTTATAATGGGTTGTGGAATGATTGTAGATTCTACTCCAAGACTAATGCCAATGGTACTTAACAAAGAAGGCAAATGGATAGGCAAGTTAGTTTAAATTTTTCTTTAAGAGAATTAACTTATTCTGATACTTCGGTCAGATTGCAGATAGATAACACTCCAACAAATGAAGTTTTAGTTAATCTACAAAATGTATGCCAGTTTATTTTAGAACCAGTAAGAAATCATTTTGATAAACCAATTACAATTACTTCTGGCTATCGTTCTCCTGAGTTATGTAAAGCCATAGGAAGTTCTGTAACCTCACAACATACATTTGGACAAGCAGTAGATTTTGAAATTTTAGGAATACCAAATAAGGAAGTTTCTGACTGGATAGTAAATCACCTAGACTATGACCAATGTATTTTGGAATTTTGGAAACCAGAAGAACCTAATTCTGGTTGGGTACATTGTTCTTATAAACCATCAGGTAATCGTAAAATGTATCTTAGAGCATTTAAAGGAAATGGTAGGGTTGTGTATGAAGTCATTTAAAAAGCAAGTTGGTGGAAGCCATTACAAGAATTACAAAATCCAACCAGTAGAATTTATCATTAAAAATAATATTGGATTTGTAGAAGGAAATATCATAAAGTATATTTTAAGATTTAAAGAGAAGGGTGGTGTCCAAGACTTGTTAAAAGCTAAACACTACATAGAACTACTGATAGATACAACTAAAAGTAAGTAATATCATTTAAACCTGCTTTTAAGGCATTGTGGCTTTAAAAACGAGTATAATCCCATAAGAACTCTAATTGTTAAAAAATAGGGGTAATTTGAGGGTTTAAACACTATAAAAAGGAACATTTAGAGAACATGATACAGGAAATTGATAATTCTACATATTCAAGCCAATTAATCAGCTTAACTAACACATCAGTAGCAACAACAAACGGAATTACAACATCTAATGGTCTTGTAAGAATTGCAGTAACAAATGCTTGTTATATGAAAATAGCTGGAACACCAACTGCTACAACTGCTGACACATTACTTCCTGCTGGTTCGGTTTCTTTTTTTAAAATTGCAAGTGGAGATAAAGTTGCTCTTTTAGGATTAGTTGCGACTACTGGGACTGCTACTGTAACAGCTATGGAATCTGTAAGTATATAATGTCGCAGAATACAAACATAACTTCTATTGACCCAGATTTTACTCCA